ACTATCACAATTGAAATCTATATCGTTTGAGTTACCAGTTGTACTAAATGTTCCTGTAAACGTTGCACCGTTTACGTCAAACTTTAAAACGTTACTGTTACCAACTTGATCAATGTCGATAGTGGCATTAGCACCAATCACGCTTGATGATGTTGTACTATTACCTACAGTATTGTTTTGTCCGTCTTGGGTAATGTCAAGGTCTAATGATGCACCCGATTGTGTCACATAAATGTCATTAGCATATACCGGTAATGCTATCAACAATAATATGAGTATCTTAGCGAACATCTTCCTTCTCCTGTTTAATTTCCGATAAAGTCTTGTTATAGTCTTCATCGATAGTAGACCATAGTTCACAAGCTATACCCTCGTGTATCATCTTCAACACAGCGTATTCGATTGTTGAACGTACGGCATAATTTACTGGCTCATTTGTAGAGACGCCAGTTTCTAGCTCCAGCGCTTTTGTACTCATGTCTAAGAACCTGAATACATCGCCACCTTTACTATGTGACGCTATTGTCTTACTTGCAGAAACAGTGACTAAAACTTCACCTGTTTGTACTGCAACGACACGTAGCGAAACTGTTACCTGATCGACACGATATTGCTCTTTCACGCCGATCCCAAAATATCTGGCACCCACACCTCCAGACATTATGTTTGAATCATATCCTACAACCCCACCTTCAATAATTAATCCGGCAAACACTAGTGGTTTCAATACAGTTTTATCTGTCTCACCATCATATAATTCACGTGTAGAACGTATCAACTGTCTTTCTTTTATCAGTGAATCTAGTCCTTGTCTTTCTACGACTTTAAACCATTCTCCACCTCCTACAGCTTTCAAGGCAGAGATAACCCACACTTCAGCTCCTTGAGTTACAGCTGTAGACAGTTGTGAAAATTTTGTATTTGGTTTTCTCTGACCTGTCCTGTCAGGAAAATTGTACACTGCGATTGTAATCTTTGGTTGATTTAGTTTTGGTATCGCATATAGACTTTCAACTGTAGACGTAGTAATTGATGCAGGCAAATCGCCATACAAAATATCAGGCTGATTCGTAGTCGAACAGCCCGCTAGTCCACAAAATAATCCTAAAGCTACCAACAATTTTATAATCATACTAAAACTGGAAATCCCCCAATGGCACAGACATAGTAGTTACAGTTCCATTTGGATCTGTAATCGTCAGTGTAATTATTTCTGTCGTTGTATCTTTAATCCAATAAATTGTAGAACCTTCTACTTCAGCAGTACCAGATGTAGGACATTCGCCTGTACAAGTAGTACCAAACATATTATCAACTAACTGCTTTGATAGATTTGCATAGATACGACTTTCAACGTTCTTAATGAATTTGTTGATTGTAGTATTTTCTTCATCTCTCTTAGCAGCTGCAGCCGCAGACTTTTCATCGTCTTTGATTTGGTTCTCTCTATTGTATCTTAATTGTTCAATAGATAAAACGTGTGTGCTGTATCCGTTGCCCGAAAATGACGGATTAGAAAATTCATGTACCATCTCGCTAGACCGTGTATCGGTTATGACGGAAACGAACGCAAGTGTACCTAGGATTAAAAATAGTGACCTCATACACACTATTTATAAGTCTGTGTCTTGCTTCTTGTTCTTCTCTTTGAGTTCTAAGGCTGTATTGAGTTTGGATCTCAATCGGATTATATCGTTGTCAAGCATTCTCACTCTGTCAATTAGAGCAATCAATACTTTCATTGTCTGATCTAGTTTTTCAATGATTTGTGTAGTGACATATTGATAGATGAACCAGATAAAATATCCCATAGCAACAGCCGCTACAGTAGCGAAACCGTATTGCTCGAGTATTTGTAATATGTCCATTTTAGTCTTTTCTGGCGTCTTCTTTTCCGTCAGACCTACTCAGTCTGTCCATATCTGGTTTTAATCCCAAGGCATGTGACACCAGCAAATCAAGTTTAATCATATCATGGTTCATAGTTTTAATTCTATTATCTAAAGATGCTATAATACCAGTAATGGATTTAACTTGTCCTACAACGCCTGCAAGGATGTAAGTTAAAATTACGTATATGAAAATACCCATAGTCACAGCAGCTGCGACTGGCAATCCAAATTTAACTAGGATGTCAAAGAATAATTCCATATTTCTATTTAGTCAATAAAAATGGCGCCTAACCGTGGGCGCCGGCGTGTCTATTGAGCGACAAACCTATAAAGTAAAACAGGAGAGAATGTGGATTAGTCTTCTTCTACTAATTTTGAGAAGTAATCCATAGTGTCATCGTCACCACTGTCGTCAAATGACTTAGTAGGTGCGCTAGACGGCTTTGTTTCACTTTTCACTACAGGTGCTGATTCCTCATCATCAACGGTGGGAGTTTCAATTTTATCAGCTGTTGTAGTGTTTCCAGTTCCGAATACAACTTTCTCGTATCTCGCTTTTAGAGCATCATATGATTTGAAGTTGCTTGGATCTGAAAACTCTTTCAAAGCAAATTGTTGTTTCCAAGTTGCTTCAATTTTGTCATCGTCTTCAGCAAGTTTCGATGGTGATTCAAATTCAGATTTGTCATAGTTCCAATAACCATCAACTTTTCTGATTTTCAATTTGAAGTTTGCACCTTCCCAAAAATCAAATGGGTTTAAAGGTTTCTCATCTTCAAATGCTGGCTGCATAGCCTCAGTAATCTTGTCAAAGATTTTCTTACCAAACTTGAACAGTTTGATTTGACCTTCGTTCTCAGGATTCTTAGGATCAGCAACTACCATAATATTAGTATAGTATGTTAGTTTTCTTTTTCTCTTACGTGCAATCTCTTTATCAGATTCTACACCAGAGTTCCACAGTTTGCTGTTTTCCTCAGACACAGGATCTTTTTTGTTCATTGTCGTAAGTGAGTTTTCGATGTACCAACCACCAGGACCTTGGAAAGCATGTGACCATACTCTTGCCCATGGTAATTCTTCACCCTCTACTGCTGGCAAAAATCTGATTACAGCATAACCGTTACCTGACTTATCAAGTTCTGGTCGCCAAAATCTTTCGTCTTTGCTAGAGTTTTGTGATGTTGCTGGTTTGTTAAGTACTTCTAACTCTTTAGTTAGTTTGTCGAAATTGCCTCGACTTCTTTTTAGTGCTTCGAATGACATTGTATTTTTCTCCGTATATATCGTATGTTATTGTATTGTCGTTCTTATCCACGTATTGCATAATATAAAGTCTTATTATATCAGGTTTCAACTCTTTTGTCAAGGGTTTTATCTAATATAGTTCTATTTATAAGGGAAATGGTAGTATATTTAAGGTTAATACACTCAAACCATTCGTCTAGTTCACTGTTTACTTTGTCAGTTCCTAGTGGTTTTTCATTCACTTTATAAAAGTCTGTGTCAGAATACACTGTGAAGTTTGCCTTATAATGTTGTACCCAATTGACTGGATCGACAGCATTAATATCATCCTTCTCATAGTGTAGTGTATTCTTGTACATATTGTTAAACTTGTTTGTGTTAGAATATAGATCACATCCAATCATATAAACCTCTGTAGGTTTCTCTACGTTACATGCTATATTTAAAATCGTAGGACCTGCTGACCAACCCATATCTCCTGTTGTGCCATTGTTTAAGTTCATGTAATCACCAATCGCTCTTACTTTGTCCTCTTTACGTAACCATGTAATGAATAGTACATTGGAACCTATACCTTTGTATTCTCTTTTTTCTTTAAGTACCTTATCACCCCACGTTGCAGCTGAACCATGTATTACAAATTCATCACCGTCACGTTTCTCACTCTCTATAATTTTTGGTTCTTCACCATATTGATTCTTCATATCTTGTTTGTATGTGTTGACTATATCGTCATATAACATACTTGGTATAGATGACCAGTCTCTAAAGTAAACTGTATTCTCAAACGCATAACCACTATTGTAAATATCGTGCATGATACCAGGATCAACACTCACTAATCCATCTGGTGTGAAGTCTCTATACAAACCATTACATCCGTATATCTTACCATGGTTTTTTAACTTTGTCAAGTCAAAACCTTTACGACTTTCACCATTACCAATTAGAAATAATTTACTGGACACTCTTGTTCTCACTGATATATTTGATTACATTATAATGTGGTCGCCAACACATTGATGTTAGCCGTGTTATATCCGCAGTGTTATCCACACGCTCTAGCGTTGTGTCGCCTTGTACTCTTTCCACATCTAACCCAAAGTGATCTATAATGTCTAATACTTTTACTGATTGTCCTGTGCCAACATCTGCAAGACCTGTCATATGTGGTGCTAACATAAATGCCTCAATCGCTGACACTACATCATATACATGAATAAAGTCTCTACTGAAATTGATGTTTGCATATTTTAATTCGTTACGTAGTATTCGTGGTATTAACATATCTGGTCTGCCACCTGGACCATACACTGTGGTAAATCTCATACCAAGAGCATGTGCTGGTGCTATCATCTCCATTGCTCTCTTACTCAATGCATATGGATTTGCCCATGGTTCTGCAGCTGTACTTGATGATGCATATAATATTCTTGTGTTTGGAAATGCATCAAATAATCTTTTAGAATTTTGTACGTTGTTTGTCCAATACTTTGTAGGGTTTTCTAAACTATCTCTTACATTGGCACTACCTGCTAAATGTATTACTACGTCTACATCATAATTTAAATCACAATCTGCAAGGTCTTTACCTATACTTGTATCTAAACATTGTACGTAGTGTTTATCTTTTAATAGTTCGTAGACATTCTTACCTATGAAACCACTACTACCTGTTAATAAGATGTTCATCAAACTCCTCATAAGTTATCTGTTTAACGTTTGGATGTTCGTTCCAATTGTTTGGCCAGATTGTACCACCAACACGATAAAACTCAATGTGTCTATTTTTACTAAACACTTCAGCCATTTGAATTGCCCATTTACCAGCATATCTTGCTGTTGCTTCTTTTGGTGCATAGCAATCAGTGCCTTTGTAAATATTATTCATTGGGTCGTTAGTTGGTTTGTTTTGTTCTAAGTAATTTGACAAGTCAAAACCTAGCATGTAGATTGCACCTGTACCAGTAGTCTTTCTGGCTGCATAATCTAACATTGTTTGACCTGTATCATAATTCAAGTCTTCGCCAAGTGCTTCTTGGAATGTTTGTACATATACTCTTGCACGTGGATATATTTTAAGTGTGCCTTCATATAGATGTTTGGAAATCATCTTAGTTGCTTTGTATACATCACCTCTAACTAATTCTTCGAACATAGGACTATCAATACAACCAATATAATCTGGCATGTAATCTCTGTACAAAGCATTACAACCAAATGTATCACCTTTACCATTTAGTTTATTCAAGTCAAATCCTACACGACTTGTGCCGTTTGCAATTACAAATCTTTTAATCATCGATCATCTCTTTAATTATGTTTTTCAGTTTTGTATGGTCTTTGTCTTTGAGAAATGTTGTGTATTTTCTCACTCTCAAACTCACTTTAGGCCATACTATTTGCTCATTGATTTCCTTATCAAACTTTTTACAATAACCAAACATACTATGTAGTACACTCATTGTATCCAGTCCAATCTTCTTTGCCAAGTAACTTTTAAGTAAGATAGGATGTTGCCCTTTGTAACACTTAAATATTTTATTGAAGTTGCCATCTGCCTTCTTCAACAAGTGCATCATATCTAACTTAAAATAGTAACTAAATCCATCCCTACGTTTGACATACTGTAAGTATTTTTGCTCAGCAGTACTAGTTGAAAGGTCGCCCACCCAAGTATTACTATCAATAACAAAACCAGAAACGATAAAATCAACAATGTCCGTCTTATATTTTTTTGCAATTCTGTGAAAAAAAAATCTATCGTTTCTTCGATTAAAGGAATCATTAGTAGCCCTAGTGCCACCATTATACTGATCAAAATTATAGTTGTCACGTGTAAAATGTAATTTAATTGCTAAATATGTTTTATAAACTTCAAATCCATCCACTAAATCGGTAACGCTCCACTCTTAGGTAAATAATGTAATTCTTCAGCATTTAATTTAATCTTTTCTTTGAGAGTTCGATTAATTAAATGTGTGATTGTATCTGGTTCTATTTCTTTCTCTTTACAATACTCTAAGATTGCGTCCATATGTGTCATCTGTTTCATCTGGACTTTCTGATCTATGAGTAGTGCGAAATCTTTTGGTGTCATTCTGGTGCCACTGGATCATATTTAAGATTAGCCATTTGTTCTAGTCTAGTCTTAGGTTCTTTTTCATTCTCAAAACTCATATCTGTCCCATGGTCTTTGTGATGTTTATACATTCTTTTATTGAAGTTACTCACTGGTTGTGCCAATTCTGTATCTACACCTACCATTGTATTATACTCTGCTCTTTCCTGGTCTGGAAATAACAAACACTGTTCTTCAATAACTGGTTGTTCACCTGTCTTTGATTTCTCTCTGGATTCTTCATACAGAATTAGACCAATCAATGAATAGATTGCTGTATCTAGGAATGTGTCTTTGATATTTTCTTCTTTGAATTTAAGTTCGCCTTTGTCAATAAATGACATTAAACGACTATACTTATCGCCAAGTCTTACGGCAATACCTTTCCATGCATCAATGCCACCCAACTCTGATAATCTAAAGTTAGCAAATGGGTCTTGCTCTTGAGCATAATCGTGTCTTTTTTTGTCATGTAAAGATTTCATTTCATCAAGTAATTGATAAAATCGATTTGTATACTTGTGCATTATATTACTCCATTATGTGTATTGGTAGAGATATGATCGCCGTATTCTCTCCCATAGATGATAGTTTCTGATTGTTAATGCTGATATTACTCACACATAATTTACCAGTCTCGTCATCTATGATAAACATACCCAACGTTCTTACATCTGGACTAGCGCCAAAGATCGTGTTGTATGCCTTATCTTCAAATATGTCATAAGATACTCCAAATGACATAGGTATTAATTGAAAAGTGTAACCCATATAGTATGCAACTTTTTGATAGTCACCACAAAATAGAGTTACCTCTTTCGTTGTGTCAAAGGTTTTATTAAACAGTTCGGATTTCATCTCCGATGCTTGTGCTTTGTTTAATGCAAGTGACAATATAGTTAATGCGATAGCAATAAGAACGGTGCCCTTAATGATATCAACTATTTGTTTCATTCTCAATATGCTTGTAGAAGTTTTCCACTGCTTCCTTTAACTGTGGCAAGTATTCTTTTTTATCTTTTTTAAATACTTGCGTTGTACCATCACTTGTTACGACTAGTATTACAACCTGATCGATGGGTGTACCAGTTTGTTCTTCATACATCTCAGCATAAGCCGCACCTTGTATGAAGTAATTACTAATCCATTCTTCTTTCTTTTCACTAGTTGAGGTCTTAAAGTCAATCACTGACAATTTGCCCTCATATTCACCGATGCAATCTACACGACCTGCAACAGTATACTTCTCTGAAAACATTTGTGCTTCTTGCACGTGAATATTGTTGATGTTGTTTAGAACAGGTTTAAATTCATTAAACATACTCCACGCCAACAAATTCTTTTTATGTTTCTCGTCTAGCGTCTCTTTACTTACGTTGTTGAGATAATCCTCAACCATATTATGAACAGCAGTTCCACGGTTTGCGGAAGTTCTAGCAATATAGTTAGCGACTTCTTCACCAACCTTCTTACGCCATTCATGTAGACCTTTCTTGTCTCTGATAGAAAGTACAGTTGTAATTGAAGGATATGATTTATTTGTTTCCAAATGTTCATAAAACCTCTTTCCATTAATATTTTTCGCTTTGAGTTCTGGAAACTCAATTTTATTATCTAAGTGTTCAAACATAATATATCCTTATTATAACAGGTTTCTGACTAAAAGTCAAGTGGTTTATTGGTCTTCGTCACCGATTCTATCAGTGGCAAATAAATCCAATGCTTTTTTGTACGTTGCGTTAGTTCTCTTAATCCACCCCTTACCAAAGGCATCAAATGTAGATAAAGATTTGTAATACTCTTTTCTTGCTACTGAGTAGTTTTCTAGTGTATCTGCAACACCAAATTCTTCCGTGTACTTATCAACAGCCGCAAGTGTAATTGGTCCAATTCCACCATCTGGTTCAACACCAATAATTCTTTGTAAGAATTGTGCTGCTCTACCAGGACCTGCGTTCACAGCAAAGTCAAATACTACCAAGTCTAAACCTGATGGTAAACTATCGCATTTGCATTTGTCCCAATAACCTTTTTTGTAGATTGGTGCTACATCTTCAACTGTTAAATCTTTCATATCTTTTTCGCCACCAAATTCTTCGTACACTCTTTTAGTAACGCCAAGATTTGTTTCACCGCCTGGATCTCTAGGATGATTTACGTACCCACCCTCGTGGTGTAGTATCATCTCTAAACTAGGCTGATAATTCTTTTGCATGTAATAACTCCGTTTTATATTTCAATTTCATTTTCTTGTGGTCACGTGAAATTCTCCACATTTCCGATGATCGGTCTACCGATCTTTCTTCTTCTATATCGTTTACTTTTTTCTTATAGTACTTATGAGACTTTTTCAAGTCTGCATTACTGGTTGTCATAGTGCAATCCTAACTTTATTTTTTGTATTAGATAATCTCGTAAGAAACCACTTCTTACGATGTCGCCTAAATCAAATTCTATGTTTTCAACAGAATCCATTTCAAATAAGATTTTCTGGAAATCGTAAACGCCATTTCTCTCTGCTGTCTTATTTAAATCTGTCTGTTGGAAATCACCACAGAATATAATTCTGCTGTTCTGACCGCAACGTGTTATGATTGTATCTAATTCATGGAAGTTAAGATTTTGACACTCATCGACAATAATTATACCATTATCAATTGTTATACCTCGTAAAAATGATGTAGATAAAAATTCTATAGTGCCTTGATTCCTTAGATCAACATACAATCGTTCGAACGCATTATCTGTTGGTGCTTGAAACATAAACCTTACCATGTTTTGATAAGGCATTTGATATAGAAATGATTTGTCTTCTTCATCGCCAGGTAAGAAACCAATGTCTCTTGTTGGCAATAAACTTCTTACAATGTAAACCCTTTGTTGTTCAGTGCTTGCTTTTAAAACTTCTTTCAATGCTAGATGCAATGATAGAAACGTTTTACCTGTGCCGGCAACACCATATAGAAATAGATGTTTGCCAGAGTTCCAAGCCTCAACAACCCTTTTCTGATTTTCAGTAATAGGTTTGATATTGACTAACTCTTTGTCTGTAATTCCTAATTTTTTATTCTTCGCCATTTACTGATCCTTTGTCTTGTGAGTTTTACCTGTGTTCTTACCTTTCTTAAAAACATAATCTAATGTGCCATTTGCACCTGCGATTACATCTTTCTTTAGGTTCTTAAACAAGTTCATCTCTTTGACCTTTTTAGCAGTTTGTTCAGCGAAAGAAGTTAACTTTTTAATATCTCTCATAATTAATCCTTTAAGTGCGGCCCGTCAAAAGACGGGCCTTTATCTAGTCCTGGATCAGCAACAGCTGACTTTCAGGCAGTGTTGACCCTAATTTTGCTCTCTGATCTGCTTCGGACAGATACATTACTATTTATTTCTTTCTCGCTCTGTGTTTTGCAATTGTCTGCTTAGTCTTAATTTTCTTAATACTTTCACGTGGTCCATATCTCTCTGCTAGAGGAGAGTTAGGATGTTTTTCAGATATCTTAGAAAGTGTATCTTTCCAACCACTATCTGTTTTACTATCGATACCACCAGTGCTTGAAACAATGTTTACTTTAGTTGGTGGCATTAACTTGATATGTTTCTGTTTGATAAATTCTTCCATCTCAGAAATAGACATCAAGTCTTCGTATTCTGTTTTTGTCTTTGTATTGTAAAATCTATACGTTGGCATTAGCGTACCAATCTGGAATGTTTCGATTTGTCCATT